CCCGACCAGTCCGGTTGAGGAATTCATCTGGCCAATCATTTTGGGTGTGTAATCAGACTCCATCACATACACAAAATCACCGCATACGGTAACGACTTGAGTGCCACCTGACAGGGTACGAATGCCCCGTACTTCTTCTTGATTTGGCAGAATAGCAACTGTTTCAAGTCCTGGCGTTGGATAAAGCGCCATAATGCCGCGGTCACCTTGAGGTTTAGTTGGGTCTATTTCTGGGAAAAAATTAATGCATTCCTGGGCATCTTGATAAATAGAGGGTGCCTCGTAAGCTGCGCCAACAAATCCAAAGTCAGGCATTAAAAGCCTCCGGTCAGAATCCAACCAGCATCTGCTCTCTTACCAACAATCAATGAATCCTCAAATCGCGCCACCTGCATAGGTTTCATATTGTTGCGCTTAATGGTTGCCTTGGCATGACTAGCAAAGCCATTAATCATCTGTATTTGCGTTGGGCTGGCTTTGCCATACATCGGCATCAAACGCTCTGCTAAACACCATCTAAGGGCCATTAAATAGCCCTGTGGGATAACTATCTCATCATTAATGGTGGTAAAACGCTGAAACAAGGTATCGGCAAAGATGTGCATCTCGCCTTGGGATGGATTAGGCCATACAAAAATGGTTCCCAACGCCTCGCTTGGCTGGTAGTACAGGGCGCGAGGCCAAGGGCCATTTAAGGTTTTTAAACCTATCATCTCGTAGTTCTCTAAATTGAGAATGGTTATTGGGTAATCTAAGCCGCCATTCAAAATAGGCTGACCATTGGAGTTAGTATTTACCCTTACGAAAGCAGAATTAATTGACAAAGGGCGCTCGTAATATGCACTAATAGTAGTGCTGGCAACGGTCTGCGAGATGCTTACGGTATAAGTTCCATTGGAATTAACATTGCCGCCCGCACCAGAGCCAAAGCGCGTAATCTTGGTGCCAGCTGCCACACCAGAGCCTGTTAAGGTCATACCTAGAGCAATTGCGCCAGCTGCTACATTGGTGACAGTCAAAGTTGTGCCGCTAATTGATCCTGTAATCGTGCCGCCTATTTGGCCTCCAGCACCAATGGTGTACTGGGTTTGTCCGGAAGTTAAGGTAAATATGATTTCGGTCTTATAAAAGACCATCATTTGCTCATTGGACCATTGGTCGCACATATCATTGAGCATATCAAACGCGTCTTGCGAATCCGCAGGCGCGGGAGTCTCACCAGCCTCCAGAGCCCCAATATCTTTAAGGGCGCGAGAGATGATGTCGATTGGTTGTGTCATATCGTCACCTTAAATGTGTCCACGGCCCAGGGCGGCTTAGTTGTTGCTGCTAAACTTAGCGCATCCAGTTGCTCTTGTAATCTGTATTTTATGAGATGTTTGCCGTCTTGGGTAGCATCTAAATCAAGCCAATGGATAACCTGGTGTTCGGCTGTATCGTCATCCACCATGTGCTGCGTCAGCATTTTCCAATTACCCTCAGTTATTACAGAGTTTTTATCATCTGTTGCCATGCACCAATATTTAACGGATTTAAGAGCCCCATCAATAATTAGGGTCTCTAATATTTTCCATTGATAATTAGTCATTATTTAATGGCATCTTCAAAGGGTTGCAAATCATATCCAGCGTAGTAATCGCCTTTAGCAATTTGAATTTGCAAGTGTTCTTTATTTCTAACTACCGTATCTGCCCAATCTTCATCAGACATCATTTCAGGCTTGCCAGCCAATAGAAGATTTACGCTATCCATTGCGGCAGAATAATCTTTAGCTACTTTTTGTTCTTGGGTTAATTTAGTCATTTTATTTTCCTTTAAGTTGGTCAATTTCTGCTTTTAATTCTTTTACTGCGTTAATTAAATACCAAGTTAAATCGCTAGGGTCAACACCTAAAAATCCTGTGGATTCTTGTTTAACGCAATTAGGTATAACCTCTTGAAGTTCTTGTGCAATTACCCCAAGTTGCACGCCCTCTTTTTGAATTGCTAATTCTTGTGGTAATTCAGTAATTTCTTCTGGTTTACGATATTCAAAATTACGCACTTGAATTTGCATAATTTTTTCAAGACCGATATTGTTATTTACAATATTTTTCTTTACTCGTTTATCTGATGTTGTTGACCAAGATGCAGAGTTATTTCCAGCATAATTGCCACCACCACCAGCGTTCATAAACCCTGTGCCAGTACCTTTTCCAACAGAGTTATACCCAATAACAATTTCTGATGAATTAGCACTAGCCGATGGTGAAGAATAACCCCCAATATAAATATTATTTCCACCAGTAGTTATATCTGCTCCGCCTACAGGTGTTCCGTATCCAGCAGAAAGACCAATACAAGTATTATTTCCACCAGTTGTAAGAGCATACCCAGCTTGATAACCTACTGCTGTGTTGTTAGAGGCGGTGGTGTTTGCGTTTAAAGAACCATAACCTAAAGCAGTATTATTAGCACCAGTAGTATTAGCGTAAAGCGCTTGATAACCCATTGCTGTGTGGTTAGATGCGGTGGTGTTTAACTGTAAAGATGAATCACCTAATGCCACATTGTAAGAGCCTGTCGTATTTGAATTAAGCGTATTTACACCAAAAGCATCATTGGCTGTGCCTGTAGTGTTACTTCTCAATGCTAATGCACCAACAGCAGTAAGCTGTCCTGTTGTGTTTGGATAAGCAGCTTGATAACCTACGACCGTGCTGTAAGAGCCTGTAGTGTTTGAGTAGAGACTTTGATTACCAATGGCAGTATTGTAGCTACCAGTTGTATTACTATATCCAGCTTGGTAGCCTACTGCGGTGTTGTCTGATGCAGTACCATTTGATGCAAGTGTTTGCCTTCCAATAGCCACATTCTGACTACCTGTGGTGTTATTAACTAATGCCGCATTACCGACTGCCACATTGTTTGAACCTGTGGTATTTGCGTTTAATGCTGGTCCACTATCTACTGCGTTAGTTCCACCGAGTGCAAGGTTGTTAATACCAGTCGTGTTTGCAGTTAAAGCAGATTGACCAAAAGCACAATTTCCATAGCCTGTCGTATTAGCGGCTAATGCGGATGTACCGAAAGCTGATATACCTACACCAGTAGTATTTGCGTATGCAGCTTGATAACCTACGGCTGTGTTATTAGATGCGGTGGTGTTTGAATACAAGGCTTGGTCGCCAATCGCAGTATTGCTTGACCCTGTTGTATTGGCAAGCAAAGATAGATAACCTACTGCGGTGTTGTCTGATGCGGTGGTGTTGGCTTGAAGTGCTGCTACACCAACAGCAGTATTGTTATTTCCAGTAGTATTATTTTGTAATGCCGCACTTGTTGATTCATTATTTCCACCTACTGCAACATTAGAATTACCAGTAGTATTTGAAGTCAAAGCATAAGCACCGACTGCGGTAATATGTCCAGTTGTAGTAGCCGCACCAGCAACATAACCTATTGCAGTATTACGACTTACTGTGTTAGCCGCCAAAGCACTACCGCCTAATGCCGTATTATTACTTCCCACACTATTTCCAGCCAAAGCACTAGCACCAACAGCTACATTGGTTGATACAGCACCAGCACCCTTACCAACAGTAAGACCTGAGATAGTTGCATCGTTAGTTGATGTTAAAACTGTTGATGTTAAATTGCCTGTTGATGGATTAAATTGAAGTTTTGTTGATGAAACATCTAAAGTTGTTTCTGTTCCAGCGGTCAATTCGCTAAATGTAATGTATCGCGTTGCGTTGGTCGTAGTGTCATCGGTAATGGTTACACCATTAGCATTTGCGTTCCAAGTTGGAGCCGATGCGCCATTGGAAGTCAATACATAACCAGCTGTTCCTGTTGATCCAGCAAGAGCCAGGGTACTAGAAATGTCTAAGGTTGTCACTTTGGCCGCAGCTGCAGTCGTTGCACCAATAGATGTATTGTCAATGGTTCCCGCATTAATATCCGCGGTATCGGCAATTAAACTGTCAATATTAGCAGTTCCATCAATGTACAAATTGCGCCATTCGTGGCCTGTTCGACCTAAATCGTAAGCATTGTCTGTTGCTGGATCAAAATCTGAGTTAATCCGAGCATTAAAAGTAACGGTATCGCTATTGCTAGTTCCAAAAGTTGAGTTGTCATCGACTGTCAGAGTAGTAAATCTACCTGTATTTGGCGTTGTATTGCCAATGGTTGGGGGCGCGGATAAGTCTAATGTGCCGCCTAAAGTAACCGTTCCAGAGCCAGTAATTGGTCCGCCAGTAAGGGTTAATCCGTTGACAGTTCCAGCAGTACCAACTGAGGTGACCGTTCCCGTGGTTGGCGTCGCGTATGTTGGTACGCCGCCAGCCAAAGTTAAGACCTGGCCGTTAGTGCCAGCAGCTAAAAATGTTGTTGCGCCCGCGCCGCTTTGATAAGGAATAGAGCCAGTTGCTCCGCCTGCAAGATTGGTAGCCGTGGTGGCCGTAGTTGCACTACCCGCAGTTGTTGCGGTGGCTGCGTTACCCGAAATTGATCCAGTAATAACATTGGAGACTGTAAGGTCTGTTAATGTGCCAACACCGGTAATACCCGAATATGAACCACTTAAACGCGCAGAGTCAATCGTTCCGCTTGTAACCTGGCTGCCTGCTATAGCAATACTTGTATTAGTTGCGCTTGTAATCTGGCCTTGGGCGTTTACTGCAATTGCTGGAACCGTACTGCCCGAACCATAAGTTGCAGCTGATACGCCAGTATTAGTAATTAAAAACTGAAAACCAGATAAAGTTAGGCCAGTTCCCGCCGTGTAAAGGGCATTGTTAGAAAACTGCACGAAAATAACCGCGGTTACGCCAAGAGTTCCGCCTTGTTGGTTTGTGTTTACCCAAGCTGAACCACTTAAAAGTGTTCCAGATGTCACAAATAGATAAGCCGATACCAGTTCATCCCAAGTATTTGCGTCAGTTGACCTAGACCATGCGCCGCTTGCCGCAACATAAATTCCATTTTGCGACTGTGTTGATTGATCTTTAACTAAGATTCGTTCACCGGCAGTAAGGGTCGATGCCCAATCTCCGCCAGCTTGAGTTGTTAAACCAGAAAGGGTAATGTTACCTGTGGTTGTGTAATCAGCAGGCTGCTTAAATGCAAGTCCTTGCGCTACTGCATCAACATACGCCTGGTTAACAATTGATGTAGGGCCGCTTGGTGGCGATGTAATCGTTCCCGTTGTGGTCGCAACATTGGTAAAAGTGCCGGCAGCGGGTGTAGTTCCTCCAATTACTGAGGAATTAATGGTGCTATTGGTAATGGCCACCCCGTCTAAATCGGGGTTTGTAGGGGCAAAAAACGGTGTCCCAGCAGGTCCAATCAGGTTAATACACTCATATGGCGGTAAGGGCTCAAAAGTCCCTTGGACCGGCACTATATTGGTTGTTATAGTCTTTGCGGTGTCGTTGGACATGGTAAATCCCTTATTCGTTTGCCACTAATGTCAAATAGAGCGAGTTTGTGCCTGACGAAATGGCTTTAATAAAGAAGTTTGGCCTTGGGCAATCAATAATGACTGGCAAAAACATACCAGGAGCCAAAACATAAGACCCGCTGCTGCCAGATGCTGCAATCGCTGGAGTTGCCATATTGGAATCAGTTGTGCCAAAAGTGATGGCTGCAGTACCCGTTCCAGTATTAAGAATGGCCACGCGGAATGCGATGGTTGGGGTATCTGGTATTAGCTGCAGCGCGGATGATGCAGATGTTGTTAAGTCCAACCGAAAGGTTGGGGAAAGAATCTTTAGAGAGTCCATGATTATCCTCGTAATAGAGATGTTTAAATTATCCTATGTTTTTAGGTTTTTACACCATAAAAACAAAAAAAAGGCCACCTCTTTTGGAGAATGGCCTTTTCAGGTCTCATGCGGGATTAAGTCGCAATGAGCCCTTTGTTACGCAACGCAACCAAAATTGCATTCACAGCGGTTGCAATTTCCGTACCTGTAGCGCTATTGCCAAGGTTTGTAATTGCAGCTGCTTGAATAACAGGGGTTGAGCCATGAAAAGCCAATTTGTCTGCTGCGGCACCGGCAATTTGTATGCCGTCTGTTGAATCACCGTTAAACAGAAAATTGGTTGTTTGGGTAGTTGCTGGTCCTGGATTTGGCATGATAAGGTTCCTTTCCTATTAAGCTGCTACGCGGCAGGCGAGTTCTGGGTAAAGCGGAGCCCAGCCGTATAAAACATCTAAACGGGTTGGGATGGAGTCGTTGTTAATGGTGTATTGACGCACCACACGAATCGACAAGCCATTATCCTTATCGCTTGCACGGCCTGCAAAATGTACGCCGTCTGGCAATTGGAGGTCGGCAGTAGCCAGGGTAAACGCATTGCGATGGAACACCAAGTTCTGTGGGCTGACAATACCAGTTTTGTTAAATGGTGTTACAGCTGCAGTTGCAGATGTAGTTGCCACGGTTACATTTTGGAATTGACCAGCAGTAATAATTGCAGGGCTAACGATTACAGTTGCTGATCCACCACTAGTAATTGTTACATCGGCAGTTACTACAAAGTTACGCAATACATTACCACCGTAGGGCTGGCGGTTCTGTGGGTTGACTGCAAACACACCAGCAATCTGAATGGTATCGCCTTGCTTTAATACGGCATTAGCGGTAACAGCAGAGATTGTGATGGATGAAGTCTGAGCCCAGCCAGTTGTCAACGAACCTGTAAATGTAGAGGTATTCGTAGTCATTGTGGCCGTTGCGTAAGAACCGTAAGTATGGGACACGATGTTTTGGTCCATATACCAGTTCATACCAATGGTGTCGCGACCCATCATTCCCTTTTCATACTGGCCAGCGATGGAACCTTGTGGGTTGAATAAACCCTTTAAGGAGCCAACAATACTAGCGCCGGTGAATGGGTCAACAACGCAAGAACGCTTACCGTCACGGGGAGCGCCTTCACCATCCAAGAAAGCCTGGGCGGTCAAGAATGTTGCGATGTCAGATGGAACTACACCAGCTGTACCAACGGTATTAGCGGTGTTGTCAACTGCCATTGTGGTGCCGTCAAAGTCGATTTTGTTGGCGATTGCTGCAATAGCAGGTTTTAGTACACGGTCCGAGAACATATCTAACGACAAAGACAAGTCTTGAGTCGTAAATTGTGTGTCCACATGGAACTGGGTACTGAGGGTTACTGGGGATGAAGTCTCGTTAAAGTCCTCAACATTCAGCGCTGGGCCGGTGGTACCGATAAAACGACCTGGGCGGCGGACATTGACTGTGTTACCAATCTTTGCACCGACAACCGCAAACTGGTCATCATAGTTACGATCTACACGACCAGTAAAGGTCAAACTGTTTTCCAAGACCATCAACGCCTCGTTGGTGATCATGGAGATGGTTAGCAAGTTATTTGCCATGGTAATTCTCCAAATTAATTTTAAAGTTACCCGTCATCGAATCTTCCCAGAGGCCCTTGCAGCTTTCCATTGCTGGTAGGTGCCATGAAATTTACGGTCAGAATCCAACGCAATATCGCTAGGATTCCCACCGGCTTTCAGCGGACTAATCGGTGCCGGAGCATTAGACTTCTTCGCAACAGGTTCTCTTACGCTCGGTTTAGCTGGCTCTGCTTTCTCAAATTTAGCCTCTAAACGCCCGATGGCACGGAGTTGTGAGGTAATGGATTTCTCCGCCAACTCACGAGCAAAATCAGGATTTTCGGCCAAGTAATATAGGAGTTGTGGGCCTACATCACTCTCAATAATTGCATCGGTGACCGGTTGTGACACCGAGACATCGCTTGACGCAATCATTTCCTCGTAATCCGGCATATCTTGTTTCGCAACATCTAGTCGATCTTGGAACTTCTGCCGCATCCGCGACTGTTCCTCCTCAACCTTGCGAGCAAGTTCTGCTTGATCCCGCTCCCGCATCTTTCGATCAGTAGTCCACTCGGCCAGAGCCTCAGCATACTCTAGAGCATCATTGAATTGCGCTGGGTCTGGTTTAGGGTCAGGTTCTTCCGATTTAGGCGGATTTAACTTGCCTTCCAAATCCTTAATACGCGCCTCAAGAGCCTCACGAGCACTACGCTCACGGTCCGCATCTTGGCGGGCTGCTTCGCGCTGCTTGGTCAGTTCCGAAAACCGCTTTTCAAGTTTCGGGTTGTGCTTCTTTTCACCTGCTACAGCATCTGTTTCTGCCTCTGGCTCACTCCGGTCTTGCTCAACAACCGGCTCCGCATCTGCGGCCTCAGTTGGAGTTTCCTGACTGGCTAAACCAAGTTTTTGTGCATGAAACTCAGCTAAATTCTCACTTGTTACTAAGTTACCAGCTTGTTTCCTTACCGGTTCCTGTGCTACTTCTGCATCGGACATGGATTAACTCCAAGAATAAACCCGATGAACCCATCGGTAGGTTAAATCTATTAGAAACTGTTTTTCAATAGTTGTCAACGAGGTCCCATTGGTACGCCAGGGATAACCGGTTGTTCTAATGGCTGCGGTTGCATTTGTTGTGCAGCAAACTGCGCAATCATTTGGTCATCCATTGCGGGGTTAGTCATTGGCTCCTGGGCAATCGCCATCTCCTGCTGCAAGAATGGTGACTCATTCATATTGACTTCGCTCTCAGCAAACGCAGCTGCTTGGCCTTGCTCAAAATCCCTGCGGTCTATTTCTTGTTGCAGGGCGCGTGAATCCATGCCCTTTAGTAACAGTTTGGTGATAGCGTCTAACTCAGTCCGGTTCTGGTCGGTAATCGACTTCATGTTGGTCTGGTTAACTTTAGCCTCGTTGATGGTCTCGGTGTTGTACGCCCTAGAGGTTACATCCATCAATTTGCGCTTGGTTTGGCCTTCTTCCTTCATGCGCTGCACATCGGTTTGGTGCTGCAAGTTCATGGTCAAGGCCGCAATCTGTTGCTGCATATCGGCAACCATCTTTTGGCTGGCCATCAACTGCATCTGGACTTGTGGCGGAATGTCTGCCTTTTCGTCAATCTGGGCTAATGGGTTCATTGCGGCCAAACGGTCAGCAATCACATCTGCGCCTGGGAAGTCCATGTTGCGGAATATTAAATCGCCGGCAGCTTGGAATAGTTCAGGGTTAGATTGGATCAATGGGATCATCGACTCGACTGCCTCCTGGCGCTTGGATTGGTAGCCAGGGCCAGTATCCATATACACATCGTATTCGCCCACGGTTACATCATTCAGTATCTTTTCAGCGCCTGATTCATCCACGGCCCGTTGGTTAATCGTTACCATCTCAGGCTGGTTGTCGTAGCCAATAATCCGCATGACCCGCTCTTTGTCATAAATCTTGGGGATTAGGTCTAGGATGATCCGCCCAGTATGTTTAAGGGAGCGCGTCAGATTGTCGTAATAATGAAAGTTCGACATATCAATCTGCATCTGCTGACCGCGGATTGCCTTACCAGACATATTGCCTTGAGACAACATATTGGGGTCAAATATCCCAACTACGGTTTGCAGGTCATTGTTGATTGCGCTTGTAGCCTCAACGATTCCGGCAGCAGGTGGCTCTGGTTGCAATCTAACCGGTTGTGGCGCAGGTTGGCCCTCAATGTCTTTTTGCTTGTAACGCAATACCGGTGTGGCCTTAATGTTAGCCAAGTTCCATTCATTCTCATGGCCCTCATCTTGACCCTCTGCCAACAGCCACTTAGCCTTGGGCGCGAGAGCCACCGACTCGGTCAGAGCGGTACGCCAGTAGTTGTACATCCGCTGCGGGTCCTTGGCCATGCGCACAATGCCATACTTCTTGCGCTTATCGTCAATCGTCAGCTGTTGGCCATAGACGGGGACTATTGGGATATGCTTACCCATCCATGTGGATTCTTCAAGGATTTCTATACCGGTCAGCTTTGCCCACTTAATGGTCTTGCGCATTGTTTCGCGCTCGGCCACCACTTCAATGCCGGCTGCAATCATCATTTCTGCGCTGGGTGCCTCATCTTTATAGACTTGCGTACCATCGGAAAGCATAAGCAATTTGGTCTTTTTGCGCTCGGTATACCACCATTCAGCGATTCGGATGTCATCCTTCATAACCCAATCCGCGTCTGCGTCACCAGTTCCACGCATATTGAAGTTACCGCCATCGTCTGCATTAGGGTATTCGGCCTTAAATTCCTTTTTGCTCATTACCTCAGTAATTAGGCAAGACTCAGCGTCAGACCCATCTGGCATCTGACTGTTGGGGTCCATGTAAACAGTAAATGGGTTTACGATGGGTTTAATGTAAATTTCTTGGTCAAACGAATCTTCTCGTGTGTAGTCGGTAACTATGCGCCAGTAACCCCAACCCATGCGGACCGCAAACTCAAAGGCCGTATCGTAGGCGGTATCTGCGTCCGAGTTGACCTCAATATGCTTAAAAATGCCCGTTAGGATGTCAGCGACCTTGGCATTAGCTGCCGAGTTCATCGAGTGCGCTTTCATGCGGGGTCTTGCTTGGCGCTGCTGATTACAGACCTGGCGGATAAAGCCATCTAGTTTGTTAATAGTCAGGCAGGGTCTAGCCTCTAGGTTTCTAGAGTTTTGCACTTCAACTGGCCATTGGTCACCGGAAGAAAATTTAAGGTCGTCCAGGGCATCCTGGCGGTTGTAAGAGTCCGCATCATTTGCGTATCTTAAGAATTTCTGCGCGTCTTGTATACGCTGATCGTTTGCCATATTCATCCCATCCATGATCCAGCCGGTTGTTGCACGGCTCGTTTAGCTACCGATTTGCGGGGCTCATTCACTACTAAACCAAGATATTTAAACGCATCGGCTCCGTGCGAATATATATCGTGCAAAGGCGTTTTACTGAATTGCTTAGTGTCTGGGTCCACATCATATCGGTAATGTCTTAAACATTGTAATCCTTGATGGCAATTTTCTCTATCAAAATAACACTTGTTGAATATTGTCCTAGCTGCATTGATAGAGTCCGCAGTTGGGGTTCTTGGCACAATCTGCACCTTGTAACCGGCTGCCCTGACAATGTCGGCAATCGAGCGCCCAGCAGCTGCCAGAGTTGAGTTCTCAGCATCATGCGGCAGCCAGATGGTGTCATAGTGATACCCGAACTTCTGCATCTCGGCCATGTAATAGGACATGGTCTTTTGATTGTCCTCAATATATCGGATTAATCTAATCTCAAATCCAATGAATTGCACAAACCAGATGGCCGTATTGTCCGACCAACCAAGGTCAAAGACAGCATGAACTCCCTTCATTTGATCATAGGGAACTTTGGTAATGCGCTGCTCAAGGTCAGCAAGGGTTATTTCGTTACCAAATACCGCTCCATCCACGGTCTTGCGGCACAAACCCTCCCAGACGGTGTTGTAGGCCTCGATGTCCCGCATATGGAGGTTGTCTTTCTCCTCCCGCAGCGTTTGTGGGAACCAAGGGTTATCGCGCCAGGTAATCTTTTGGACTATTGCATTGGTAGGCGGTGAGATAACAAACCGCTGGTAGGTATCATCGGTCTCAAGTTCTGGATTAAAAGTAATCCATATCTCGGAGTTGTCCTTTCGGATCGTAGGAATTAGGACATTCCAGCTAGTTTTAGAAACAGTCTGAGCCTCCTCCACCCAGCATATGTCTACACCCTCAAAGGATTTGACATTGGTAATGTTGTTTTTAAGGCCAATAAAGAAGAACTCAGAGCCATTCTTACCGCGAATGCTTGTCTGGGTAACCTCGTAAAAGGACTCTAAGCCTAGACTGTCAATCTGGTCTGTAAGCAGCTTATGGACAGAATCCTTAATGGATACCTGAAACTCACGGGCGCAAAGGATGCGGATAGGGTCTTTAGCTGCCTTAATTAATAACGCTCTGGCAACTCCCCAAGACTTAGCGCCACCGCGCCCACCGTACAGAATCTTATATCTCTTGGGCTCAAACAAAAAAGCCAGTTTTACGGGGAATTCTGCGTTAGCTAATGCTTTATCTAAAGTCTCAAGCATCTTGTGGTTTTACAAACATGACCTGAATGCCAGCCAAGAGCGGAGTTCCATCGGAATTCTCAACCTGGTTAGTTTGCACGGCTTTACCATCCAACCGGTCAATGACCTCTTTCACGGCCCATGCCTCGCCTTGTTCAGCTTGTGTAACCAGCTGCTTAACAATGTTTTCTAGCTTTTGAGGTTCTTGAGTCAGCACCTTTCGGAGCTTGTCATAGAACATCTTGCCCTTTACAGCATTAGAATTTCCTATCGGTGCGGCCATAGTGATTAACTCAATCAATAAGTTCCAGTTGTTAAATAATAAATCGTTTCTTGTTGTTTGTGTTAATCTTATACTGTAAACTGTTTACTCTTATGGAGGAGTTATGAAAATCATTAAATCGGAGTTCTGGCATATCCTACAAAAACATATTGCTTTAAGAAAGGGTCAAAAATGAAACGAATAGTCTTTTACTGTGGAGTTAATGTAGAAACTGGTGACGCTTATGTACGCAACGCACCAGAGTATCTTGCTATGACCAACGAGGAGCGGTTTAATGCCATATCCTCAATCGTGACCGAGTTGTGCCAAGAATTGAGGTTTGTTTATGCTCAACTCAATACCCAAGAAACTTCATTAGAGGGTCCAAAGATTCTTCAGTAAACCTCTCCCCATGGTGCGCAACTTGCATTGATCTAGCAATATTGGCCTCGGTTTTACCCGATTTGCGCATTCTTTCAAATGTCTTTGGAAACAGTAAATCAGCGGGCGCGCCCACAATTTCACCGCTTTTAGCCTGTAATCCGCCAAAATATTGCCCAGGTATGCCCATCGAATAGGACCCATGTTTAAACTCTGGGACTAATGGACCCGCGCCTGGCTGCGCAATAAACATAGACCGGCCAGCCTCACCCTGAAACAATCTTGGGTCATTCATTACTTTAGCGGTATCTTCCCAGCGCGGAAAACCTTGGTCTCGGAACTTGGCCTTACTCATAGACTCAACAATAGCCTTGCGCAGCTGACCGTCTTTAGACATTAATTCGTAGATATTTGGGGAATCTACGCCCGCAAAGTCTTTAAATGGGTATCTCTTCACGCCAGTTTCGGGGTCCTTTACCCATGTCTTACGCACATCTTCCCGCAACTCTTTATAAGCCTGTTTGGCGATTGGTAATGTTGGCAGCTGGCCAACCATGCCTTGGGCCATATGGTGGCTAAAGTTAATACCTTGGGGACTCATACCTAAAAATATTCCAAGAGCATCCTCGCCTTTATCGGCAAACATTCGCAAGTTTTCGGTTTTGCTAGATGCTGCAGCCGGCTCTGAGGCCCAAGCAACATTCTGTTTTACATTAGGCTCAAGCAACATAAATTCGCGCCCGCCTTGGCGTTGAACTGCTTGGCTTAATGGAACTCCAGCAATTTGGCTAACTGTTCCGCCGGTCATCGACAAATCGCCGGCAACCGGTACTAATGTTTTTTTTAATAGTGATTCAGGATTTATACCAATTTCTTGGATTTTTACCAATCCTGGCGTATCGCTGATTATGTCTCTGCCAGCTAATCTCATTTCTTCACGCTGGCGGACCGCTCGATTTGCTAAAGATTTCTCAAAACGGGTTACTGCTGATTTTTCTGCAGCCGTTAAATCACCGCGCCCAGGATAAAGTAATTCTCTAATTGGTATACCGCCAACATTGGTACCGCGCTTAAATGCGCCTAGAGCAGCTGCTGGCGCTGAACCGCTGGCAGCAAATCCACCTCCGGCAACATTGGTTGCCACATTAATTGCCTCTTGCGGCGTGATTTCTTCGCCTTGCGCAGCCCGTCTTGGTGTTTCAAAAGCCTTCACCAGATCAACTAAAAACTGTGGCGCAATGATGTCGGTATAGTCTATTGGTGGTGCAAGTACAGAACCGCGCCCTTCAGATGGCAAACTACCCCGCGGACGGGGCAGAATGGATAGCCTCTCAACTTTAGGGTCAAATATGTCTGACAGACGGGGCATTATTTCTTCTTCTTTTTGCTTGCAGCCTCACGCTTAACCGAGTACGCAATTGCCACGGCCTGCTTTACCGGCTTGCCCGCAGCAATCTCAGCCTTTATATTCTTTTGAAAGGCCTTTTTGCCAATGTCTTTAATTAAAGGCATTACTTTTTCTTAGCAGTTTTTGCCGACTCTTTAAATGCTTTAGCAGTTGGCGCGCCTTTGGTGCCTGGGCTGCGCATTTTTTCAGGAGTCTTTCCAGCAGCCTTTTGGCGCTCGATCCGCTCCCTTTTAGCGTGAATATTTGAATACAAGCCAGGTTTAGCTGCCATTGTCTTTTCCTTTATCAATTTCTATCAGTAAGGCATCAATAATCGCAATTGCGCCCCGTTGTTGCTGCACCCGCTCTAAAGCCGCTTGAAGTTCTAGTACGGATGCCTGCCTCAACTGTAGTAAATAGTCTTTAGTAATCACTATGCATTAAAATTAGCGGCAGTTGCAGCTAACAGGTAATAGTCACTACCAGCGATTTTGACTCGCAAACCATGCGTAATTTCGTTGACATTGGTAATTGTGCCTGTAGCAGCCAATTTAGCGCCTGCTACGGTTACACCAGCTAGATTCAATAGGTAACCATTAGTGTCTACGGTTGCAGCGCCTGTGCCATTAACGCTGGCATAAATTAGGGCAGTTGTTGTTCCAGTAGACGCACCAGATGCGCAATTTAATTCAATTTCAACTGGGGCATAGTTACCAGCCGAAGTTCCAGCCGATAGCGTCATTTCAGCTAAAACGGCAGAACCCAAACCAGTAGTACGGCCAGAGGTTCCATATACAACTTCACCTTTAAGGGCGTTTGAATAACTACCAAGAACCGAGTTAATGGTTGTTAAAAATTTAGCACGACCACCAACGCCACCGGTGCCGGTCATTGTTGTGCTAACTAATACTGGCTCAACGCTAGTTGCTCCATCGGTGCTAGTTGATGTTGTCGTGATATTTAAATCACCGCCAGTTAAGTTGACTGCGCCCGAAACATCGAGGCTTTCAAATAGTGGGTCGGCGTATGCTACGCCAATTGATTTTCCGTTTGACATGATTAATTCCTTTTAGTTAACAATTCCAGTTTTTAAGAGATGCTGCTTTTCGGGTAGGCCTTCCCTTTTCATCTTTCATCGGCCCAGGCATTCCGCTCATCCTCGCACAAAAACTTTTTTTACGACCTTCGTCAGCTTTTGTTTTAGGGTTTGGAGCAGGTGCTTTAAGGTTTGCATTATTTTTTGCATTGTATTCCGCCCTTCCTTTAGCGGTCATGCCCGCACCAGCTTCGGTGGGTTTGTAGTTCTTACCCTTACCAGTAGTGGTGCGCGCAATAGGTTTATTAGTGGTTTTTGGCATCATCTGCCTCCACGAAACAGACATCCTTCCAGGACATCACAATTAATTCTTCGCCATTATCCTCAAATCGCGGGTAGGACAGGTAATCTTCCATGCCGCCAAATCGTATCCGCTGCCCAATTTCAATTGGATTAGGAATCAGTCGGCCCTTCTTGTCTATCTCGCCAGGTCCCACGGCCAGCACTTCGCCGATATTAGGCAGTTCTTCCATGATGACATCAATCACCTCGCTCTTAACCCGTTCAATGGGCCTTACAACAATTCGATCACGCAGCGGTCTTAGCATTTTTTCTTACCTTTTTAGGTGCTGGAGTGGCTGCCAATTCCGTGAATATTGGCTGCGGATCAACCACGACTTGGTGTTCACCGCACCACATCCCAGCCTGTTTAGTTACTGATTCAGGAAACCGCCGGCAATGGCCGAACTGCGTACCCTGAAAAAATATACAATTCCCGCAATTCACTTCTGGTACATTTCGCCAGAATTGTTTGTTTCCATCTTGGTGTCGCGACCTTTCATGGTCATTTTTTCGCCCATTGGCTTGTTTTTGCCTTCCTGCATTACGGCGTTTTTGGTCTTTTCTTTACGACCTTTATCTTCGTTACAGTCTTTTGGGCATACAAATGTATTTGCCATTTTGATTTCCTTTATGAGAGTTGTTGCAGTTTGTACAGCAGAGAGTTAATTAAATCTGTAATTTCGTCAATAGTATTCTGTAATTCGGTGTCTTTTGGCAAGTGTTTTCTGTTTTGATCGACATATTTTTGTAACGCTTTAAAGTACCGCACAGGGTCCTTGTCAATCTCAAATTCTTCTTCAAATTCGTCTAATGGACCATACCGACCCATATACGACTCAACCAGCTGGTCTACGAGGTCTGGGACGGCGTTATAGTATTTCGCCAAGGCCTTATGCTGCGCATAGCTTTTAGTCTGCCAATGCTGCAAATGCGCACAGGTCGCAGAATTTAACAATGCCAGCGAGAATGCTTCGATGTCTTTCATAATTCCTTCAAACAGTACATATTAATGACCTTCGGCCCTGTTATTTTATCTGCCTTTGCGCCTTTTGTGGCAACAATTTTATTTTCACGATGCACTAATTTCCATAATACCGCTTTGATTGAATGCGGTTTTGCAACCAGTTCAGCTGCAATTTGCGCCTGCGTTAAATTGGGTAATCGCTCAAGCAGCAACAAAATGTCTTGAGATAATCTTGGACGGCGTTTTAACTTCTTCATAATAAACAGTTCCCTATAAAACTCTTACTTTTACCATACCGCCTTTTTGCTGGCTTATTTTGTATGTGCAATTAATTCGTTTGTCGTTGACCTTCCAGGCATCGGCTAGACCGTCTTGGCCAGCTTTAAACGAGGCAATCATATTGTCTAAGTCCCGTGGACGGTTATCTGGCGGGTAAAACTCCACCTCCAAGAAAATAGGTGCATCCTCCACAATGTGTTCAATAAATGGTATCGGCTGCTGCAGCGCCAGGATGCGGACTGCAAACCGGTACTTTTTTTTAGCCGATGCAACTGGTCCCCAATGCCCGCGATAGTTGGGGCTCAGTTCTTTTGGTGGCCAGGGCAGAGTAAGTCTATCGGATAAGTTTTTGGATTGTGTCATTGAGTACCGTTAGTTCAGTTTGTTTGGTTGCGTTCCATATGGATTTGCGACCATGGATGCCGTTGTGGCTGCCTTGGTGACAATCCTTGCAGAGCGGAATACAGAGGTATTGGAGGCCTTGTTCGATGTGGTGGGCATCTGAGGGTTCAGACACGCCGCAAACGCCACACGGCAGCGATTTAACCCGTATAAGGTGATTTCTTTGGGATGTAGTCAGCTTGTTGTTCATTTAATCTTTTTATTAAGAGTTTCCAAGCGGTTGCTGCACACAATGGCACTTGTCCATTTCCGATGGCTTTAAGTCTGTCCACTCTGGCGGCCACCCCATCAGCCACTCTACCCATGTTGGGTTCAGATTTCCACCAACTATGTTCGGCAGTTGCTCTCCATAATTTTGTGTTTTTCCCGATGCAGTAATCCTTTTCCCAGTTTTTACTGCTCCCTTGTAATCCCTTGCCGCTGGGGTTGGAAAATTCTTTTGCTCTTTCAAAACCATTGCCGTCAATCCATTTTGGTGATTTTCTCTTATGTTTAAATTTGCTTTGTGTTCCGAACTCAAGGGAGTCGGCCAATATTTCATATTGCTTACTTGGTCTCTCAAATTTGCTGGTTTGGTTCTGTTCGGCCTTGCTATTGTTGCTTCTCTCATCAGAGCCGACTCTGACTTTGGTGGCAATTTGTCCATTGTTGTTGGAGTAGCCCATGTTTCTTGCAACGATCCAAATTCTTTCTCTAAGGTGGTTTGCGCCAACATCGGCTGCTGATAACACACCCCATTCTGCATCGAACCCCATCTTGGCCAAGTCTGCAAGGACTCGTTCAAGTCCTCTAGTAGTGAGCATTGGACTGTTCTCAATAAATGCATATTGGGGTCGTACCTCGCCAATAATCCGTGCCATCTCTTTCCACATTCCTGACCGATTACCTTCAACCCCCCCCCCCGCCCTGCTGCGGAGATGTCTTGACAGGGAAATCCGCCCGAAACAACATCAACAATTCCTCGCCACGGCTTTCCGTCAAAGGTTTGAACATCATCCCAAATCGGGAAAGGCGGGAGAAGTCCGTCATTTTGTCGGGCGCACAATACGCTAGCTGGGTATGGTTCCCATTCGACTGCGCAGACGGTTCTCCATCCGAGCAAATGTCCCCCAAGTATTCCTCCACCAGCGCCTGCGAAAAGAGCCAACTCATTCATGCCGCCTTTACCGATCCGCGAAATACAGCTGCTTTAAATTCGTGCGGCAGGGCAAACTGGCTTTCCAAAATGCCTAGTTCTTTGCCTTTAGCCACAATGCCAGGCCATGTCTCATGCCATTCTTTGCCATCGACCACGCCAGGCAGAGTAACTTTTAACTCGTCAGACCAGCGCTCCTGGCGCAGCCAAGTGGCGGGGTAGCATACGAACTGGCCATCATTCTTACGCCATTGGTCCGAGCGCATCTGCTGCCGAATAGCGTCCAATAGTTCTGGCAGCGGCGGCCGGATTCCCTCGGTCTGGACCCATGCTTTACGGGCATCTCCCTTCGCCACACGGCGGGGATAAGTTGTCCAAAATTCTTCAAAGTCTGTCATTTATCCCTCAACCAAATAGCTAGAGCAGCCAAAATAGCAACAACCAACATAAACCAAGAAAAATCCATTAATGACGGGGTTTGGGCAGAATACGAAATCACTCGTCTGCTCTTTCGCGGATGGCTTTGGCAATGTCCTCTTGTTCCATGCCCTCAAACCAAGCCATCTCAGCAACCTTGGCGCATTGTTCGCGCTCGTACTCAGCTGCTTTTTTAATGGATTGGATTAACTGGTCTCTGGCAACTTGCTTAAATTCCTCAAGCATATTGTTTGTAAAGTATTCCAGCTGCGCTTCGGTGGCCGACCAATTTTTTTTAGTCTTAACCATTCCGCATCTAAGTGCCATTTCTTCAAGATCATCGAGGGTCATATTGTTCTCCTTTTGCAGAGAATATATGATTAGGAAATAGTTTGCAAGGTAGTTTTGGGTTTGTCTTTGCTTTTAACATAGGTTACCCAAGGGTGATAGCCATCATCACTTTAGCACCAGCAAGATTAGTAAAACAATCCAGCCTATGCGCCCCATAAGGCAACGATTCATCCTAGCCTAAGTTGTCTATCACCCATGTCTTAGGCTAGTTCCGCAGTCCCTCGTTGACAGGCTGCTCCGGTTATCTGGTGGTGAGCCGATACCGTATCTACTGTTCCGCGCAGCCGATGTAGGCCCATTACTATCGTGCGGAGTACGGTCAGTAGGCAACAAAAAACCCCAAACTCTTGGGTGGTGCGGCCTGGCGGG